AATTCGGCATAGGTCTAGCACCATTCTGCCCATACGCGAAAAATGATGTAGTTCCTCTTCGCGAAGGTGCAGTTATCACAATTTTTGAACCAGAGACTGGTATGCTAAACGAGTATAACACTCGGTGCGGTTCTGGTCTAGTCGTCCCAGAAAGTAAGATTATCATATGAAACAATTAATCGCTCTCGCATTATTCCTGCTTCCAGGAACAGCATTCGCTTCACCATGTGATCAGTTCTATCCGAATGGTAAGGAAATCGTAGTTCCAAACACTAAGGTTCTCTGCAACTCATTCTTCGCAATTGTATATGATGATGACCGCAATGCTAATATTTTGTCGACCGAAATCGCACAAGAACGGTTGAAGAAAACTCCACGCACTGATGACTTCCGTGCTGACAAACGCATCGCAGACTCACCGACACCTGCTGACTATACCAACTCTGGTTATGACCGTGGACACATGGTTCCTGCAGCAAATGCTGATGATCCAAATGAAATGTCAGATACGTTCTTCATGACAAACATGACACCGCAATTGCCTTCAGTCAATCGTGTCGCTTGGCGTTTGCTTGAAGACCAAGTTCGTGACATGCCATTCAAGTGGGTTGTAACTGGTGCACAATATTCAAAGACACCAAAGAAGTTGGGTAAGGCGCAAGTCCCTGTTCCTGACATGCTTTATAAAGTCGTATACCTGAAAGATGGTAGCACAGTTGCATATACTGTCAATAATCTAGTTCCTAAGTCTCAAATCGAGAAGGTAACTCTTGATCAACTCGAAGCGAAATTAGGATATAAGTTACGATAAATCCCTTTACTTTTGTTATGTTTTATAGTATAGTAGTATTTGAATGACGAGGGATTTATATGAAATTTTATACATGCGCACACCAATATGGTTCCAAGGTTCTTGTCCGTGGAGTACATAACGGTGTGCGCTTCACCAAACGAGATGACTTCAGTCCCACCCTGTTTGTAAAATCCAAGGGTGGCGAAAAAACGGAATACAAGTCTCTGTATGGAGAAGATCTTCAACCGATTGACTTTGAAGATAACAATGCTGCCAAGCAGTTTGTTCAGGCATATGGTCAAGTAGACAACTTTGAGATCTTTGGTCAGACCAACTATGGTTACCAATATATCACAAAGAAGTATCCTGGAGAAATTCAGTGGGATATGTCTCAACTTAATATTCAGACTGTCGATATCGAGACCTCTGCAGAGCATGGGTTTCCTGATGTAAACAATCCTATTGAAAGTGTTCTCTTGATCACGGTCAAGAATCTTATTACTCGACAGATTACCACATTCGGTTGCGGTGATTTTGATGATAAGAACTCTGAGATTGTTCAGACCCTGAGGGATGCTGGCAACAAGTTCCTCTATGTAAAATGTGATGATGAACGTGACTTGCTAGAAACCTTTCTGCGTTTCTATTCTGACGACCATCCAGATATTATTACAGGTTGGAATTGCGAACTGTTCGACATTGCGTATCTTATCTCTCGGATCGATCGTCTGTTCTGCACCGAAGAAGATACAACCATGCGCAAGAAGTTCTCGCCATGGGGTCTGGTTCGTCGCAAGAATTTGACAATCATGGGTCGCGAACATATCTCGTATGATATTACTGGCGTCGCAGTTATCGATTATCTCGATCTCTATAAGAAGTTTACGTATACTCGACAAGAGAGTTACAAGTTGGATCACATTGCCAAGGAAGAACTTGGTAGGAAAAAACTTGAACATCCGTATGAAACATTCCGCGAGTTCTACACAAAAGACTGGACACGGTTCGTCGAATATAACATCATCGACGTTGAGATTGTTGACGAACTTGAGCGCAAAATGAAACTAATTGAACTTGTGCTTACGATGGCATACGATGCTAAGTGCAATTATACTGATGTGTTCTCACAGGTTCGCACGTGGGATTGTATTATCTACAATCACCTTCATGATCAGAATATTCAGATTCCCCAGAAGAAAGAAAACAGGGGACGCACTATTGAAGGTGCATATGTGCAAGAACCAAAGGCAGGTAGGTATGACTGGGTGGTGTCGTTTGATGCTACCTCGCTGTATCCATCTATCATTATGCAGTATAATCAATCACCAGAGACTTTCGTTCAGGGTGTTGTAAAAGATACAACAGTGAAAGGTTTGCTCGAGCATAGTTATAATCTCGAGGATCTCAAACAAGATGATGTTTGCATGACTGCCAATGGTTATTGTTATACTCGTAAAAAGATGGGAATGTTTCCTGAGATTGTTCAGAAGTTCTTTGATGACCGACAGCGGTATAAGAAATTAATGATCATTGCTCAGAAAGAATATGAAGAAACTAAAAATCCCAAACTAAAGAACGACATCTCGAAGTATAATAACTTCCAGATGGCAAGAAAAATTCAGTTGAACTCACTGTTCGGTGCGTTAGCAAATGAATATTTCCGTTACTATGATGCTCGCATTGCCGAGGGTATCACTATGACTGGTCAGTATATTATTCGGGAAGTAGGTAAGGCACTTGATGTTTATCTTAACAAGGTTGTAGGAACAAATGGACACAACTACTCTTTCTACTCTGATACTGATTCTTGTTACATTTCCTTGGACCCTCTTGTTCGTAAGTATTATGGTAATCTGGATCGCGATAAACTCATTGATGTTCTCGATAAAATCTGCGAAGAGAAAATCACAGAGGCAATCAACAAGAGTTGTGATGGACTTGCGAACTACACGAATGCATTTCAAAAGAAGATTATCTTCAAACGTGAGGCAATCGCGGAACGTGGTCTCTGGGTTGCAAAGAAAAGGTATGCACTCAATGTCTACGATAACGAAGGCGTCCGATACAAAGATCCGAAACTCAAAGTCATGGGTCTCGAGATTGTTCGTTCTTCCACTCCTGCTCCTGTTCGCGAAAGTCTCAAAGAAGCAGTAAGACTATCGTTGACTGCAGATGAAGCAACTCTTCAGAAGTTTATTCAGCACACTCGTGGGTTGTTCAATAAAATGGAACCTGAAGATATTGCTTTCCCGCGAAGTGTCAATGGACTTGCTAAGTATACATCAAGAGCAGACATATATGGTAAAGGAACACCGATGCATGTTCGTGGTGCTTTGATGTATAATCACCTGCTCGAGAAGCACAATCTTAGTATGAAGTATGAAGCAATTCAAGAAGGCGAGAAGATTAAGTTCCTATACTTGAAGGAACCAAATACTATTCGCGAAAATTGTATTGGTTTTATTGGTAAAATACCAAAAGAGCTTGACATACATAGATATGTAGATTATAATACAATGTTCAATAAGAGTTTTCTGGAACCATTAAAACAAATTGTAGAAGGCATTGGTTGGAATACAGAACCAGTTGCCACGCTAGAGAGTATGTTTGGATGAAACCAGCAAAACACATTATTGGACTAATCACTCGTAGGGATGTAGATGCTATACATGAAGCAGTAAGTTATCTACCAGAGTCCGGAAAGATCGTAGAGGTCGGAGCATGGGTAGGCAAGAGTACAATCGCTTTTGCTGAAGCATGCAAGAAACAGAATAAAAAATATAGTATCCACACCATTGATAGATTTTGTGGTGGAAATATTTTGCGGTATTATGCTGATATTGTTTTGAATCCAGATTTTCCTGGTATGTTGATGCAAAATTTCGGCGTAACATTAGAACAATATCTAGATTACGCATGTAAACCAAATAGAGTTAAGTATTTTGTGAACAATTTTATCTTATCCCCCGAAGAACATTATGAACATTTTCTAACGAACGTTTCTCCATGGGATAATATAACACATGAGCGAATAGAATTTGATGTTGATACGTATGCGTTTGACGAGCAAATAAATCTAATGTTTTATGATGGTGATCACACATATGATGCGACATATTCTGCTTTGAATTATTGGAATAAACGATTGGTCGCAGGTGGCATATTGTGTTGTCATGATTATGAACCAGTATATGAGGGTGCGATGAAAGCAATTCAACAGTTTGCTCAAGAAAATGACAAGGAATTAATTGTCCCGAAAAAATCAACAGTAGTTATAATTAAAGACAAGGATTGAAAATGAATGCATTAATCGATAAAATTAAAAAGAACAGCACCATTAAGGAGACCAACGTTCTCTCTAAGAGTAAGTTGTTCAGTACCAAGGATCTGATCCAGACATCAGTTCCTGCGTTGAATGTTGCCTTGTCTGGTAAACTGGATGGTGGTCTGACTCCAGGATTGACTGTCTTTGCTGGTCCATCGAAGCACTTCAAGACTGCGTTCGCGATGATGCTAGTCAAGAGTTTCCAGACAAAGTATCCTGATGGTGTCATTCTGTTCTATGACTCTGAGTTTGGTGCACCGCAATCATACTTTGAGAACTTTGGTATTAATACTGACATGGTTATTCACACACCAATCACTGACATTGAACAGTTGAAGCATGATGTGATGCAGCAGATTAATCAGTTCGAACGTGCCGATAATGTTATGATTGTTGTTGACTCTGTTGGTAACTTGGCATCTAAGAAGGAAGTCGACGATGCTCTCGATGGTAAGTCGGTCGCAGATATGACTCGCGCCAAGCAGATGAAGTCTTTGTTCCGTATGATTACACCACATCTTACCATCAAGGACATTCCTATGGTAGTTGTCAATCATACTTACATGGAAATCGGTATGTTTCCCAAGGCAATCGTGTCGGGCGGAACTGGTATCTATTACTCTGCTGATAACATCTTCATTATTGGTCGCCAACAAGAGAAGCAAGGCACCGAGGTGGTTGGTTACAACTTTATCATCAACGTCGAGAAGTCTCGTTACGTTCGTGAGAAATCTAAGATTCCGATTGAAGTTACCTTTGAAGGTGGTATTAGTAAGTGGTCTGGACTACTAGACATTGCACTGGAATCTGGGCACGTTACTAAACCTTCTAATGGTTGGTATCAAAAGACTGGCGAAGAAAAGAAGCATCGTCTGAATGATACATACACTAAGGAATTCTGGATGCCTGTTCTGACCGACCCAACGTTCGGCGAGTGGATTGAAAATCGTTATCGTATGGGTAATGGACAAATGATGGAGGGTGACAATGTGGACATTTCTGATGAAGATATTTCAGAAGAATACGAAAATCAAGATATGTGATCAATGTGGGGTCGTTCTGAAAAAGAATGACCCTGCCATGTGTCTTCATGGTATTGAAGAGGGTCTCGAGTATGAGATGTTTGTGTGCGAACCATGTTGCATTAGAATCGCAAATGAATATGATGAGATAGAGGATTTAAAAATTGCAGAAGATCGAGACGATTATCCTGAGTAAGTTGTTTTCTGATGAAGACTATGCTCGCAAGGTAATTCCATTCATAACACCAGAATATTTCCATGATACATCCGAGCGCAAGATTTTCAATTATGCCAGAGATTTTATCGAGAAGTATAATTCACTGCCAACAGTTGAAGCAATTGAAATCGCAGTGCAGAATGACCGTGGCATCAACGAAAATGAATTTAAAAACATCAATGAGAAACTGACACATCTAGATGATTCTCTTGATGTAAATGGTAAGTGGTTGCTCGAAGAAACTGAGAAGTTCTGTAAGGACAAGGCAGTTTATAATGCAATCATGCAATCTATTCAGATTA